GTATATATCAGCCCGGAAGAAGCAGAACTCTTTTTCTTAGTTCAGTGGATGACAGGAGATAGTACAGATAATATCCCCGGACTGTGGCGAATAGGCCCCAAACGTGCTCGATCTCTCATGAAAAAGTGGGAAGGTGAGGACATTTATCAGAATATTATTGATATGTATCACGAAGAGAAGTACATACCAAAGAAAACGTGTGATTTAGAAGGCGACGATCTTGCTTTTGCCATGGCAAGGTGCGTTAAGATACTAGAAAATGGTGATTATGATAGTTCCACGGACAAAATTAACCTTTGGGTCCCTAAAGTTGGAGTATAAAGAACAAATGGATAACTTTCAGCAGTTTATAGCAAAATCTAAGTACTGTCGTTGGGATGATGAGCTTGGTAGACGAGAAACTTGGGAAGAATGTGTCGATAGATACTATGATTATATTCTTTCTCGCTTCCCTGTCTTTTCTGGGTTCCCTGATATTGAAGATGCCCGTATGGCTACCAAAAATCTAGAGGTTTTCCCCAGTATGAGGGCATTGATGACCGCTGGACCTGCCGCAAATGTAGACGATACATGTATGTACAACTGCTCTTATGTGGCTGTGAATGACCCCAAGGTTTTCTCTGAAATTATGTATATCCTGTGCTGTGGTACGGGTGTGGGTTTTTCTTGTGAGTCTAAGTATATTGAGCAGTTACCTGTGGTTCCTGAAGAGATTGAACGAACACACGATGATGTTCTAGTTGTAGAGGATTCTCGCAAAGGCTGGGCTGAAGCCTATAGTAGTTTACTGAAGTATCTTTACCAAGGTATTCACCCTACTTGGGAGACTCATCTGATTCGACCTGCCGGTGCTAGACTCAAGACCTTTGGAGGAAGAGCCTCTGGTCCCGAGCCTCTAGAGAAACTATTTAGATATACAGTTAATAAGTTCATGGGAGCTCAAGGTAGACACCTTAAGCCCATTGAGGTTCATGATATTGTATGCATGATTGGGGAGATTGTTATTGCTGGGGCCGTTCGTAGGTCCGCATTGATTTCCTTATCCGATCTTTATGACAGAGACATGGCTACTGCTAAGTCTGGTCCTTGGTGGGAGACATCAGGACATAGAAGACTGAGCAATAACTCAGCAGTGTATACAACTAAGCCGGGAATGTCTGAATTTCTAGATGAGTGGGTTGCTATGTATACCTCTCGATCTGGAGAACGGGGCATCTGTAATCGTGAAGCTCTTGCTATGCTTGCTGAAAAAGCAAACAGAAAACCCTGTGATGATTGGGGAACCAATCCATGCAGTGAAATCATTCTTCGCCCAAGACAATTCTGTAATTTAACAGAGGTTGTTATTAGAGAAGATGATGATTATGAAAGCTTAAAGAAGAAGGTAAGATTGGCTACCATACTAGGTACAATTCAATCTGCCTGTACAAAGTTCCCTTATCTGGGAGAGGAATGGAAAACAAACTGTGAAGAAGAAAGATTGCTTGGTGTATCTTTTACAGGGATATATGACAGCAAGCTTATGTCTGGTCAACTTGGTATGCCCAAGCTTCGTTGGACTCTTAAGAAGCTTAAGGAATATACGCAAGATGTAAACCTACACTTCTCTGAGTTACTGAACATAAACCCAAGTGCTTCTATCACATGTTGTAAACCAAGTGGAACAACAAGCTGTGTTGCAGGCACAAGCTCCGGTATGCATCCAAGATATGCCAACCAATACTTGCGTCGAGTTAGGATTGATACCAAGGATCCTATTTGTCAGTTTATGATTGACAGTGGGATGCCACATGAGCCTTGTGTTTCTCAACCAGACAAAACCATGGTCTTTAGTTTTCCACTACAGTCTCCAAAGGGATGCATAACTCAAGATGAATTAGATCCTGTGACTCACCTTGAACTGTGGCTGGAATATCAAAAGACTTGGTGTGACCACAAGCCCAGTATTACTATATCTTATTCTGATATAAACTTCTTAGAGGTAGGTAGCTGGGTATGGAATAATTGGAAGTATGTAAGCGGGGTGTCCTTCCTGCCGAAGGATAATAATGTTTACGATCAGGCTCCCTTTGAAGCAATTACAGAAACTGAATATAATATATTGACTGAAAAGATGCCACAAGATATAATATGGTCAAAGCTTTCTTCTTATGAAAAAGAAGACTCGACTACTAATTCTCAAGAACTTGCATGCCATGGGGATGCTTGTGAAGTTGTTGATTTAACGGAGGTTTAAAATGAGCCAACATAGTTTACAAACAATTCAACGAAAGATTTCAATGAATGCTTCTGTTACTCCTGCTGAAATGTTATTATTAATGCGGGATGTAATATTAAAGTTGAAGCTTATAGAGGAGAAATTACGTGGACTGGAAGAGACTTCCCAAACTAGACGAACTTCTAGTACAGTATCTAAGAGAAAAATATCCTCCAGTAAAGTATCAAGAGACGATGACGAATGATGAGATGGTTCGTCTTTTGTCTATCCAACATGGTAGAGAAGAACTTATTCAGCACATTGAAAAAGTAATAACCAATCAAAGAAAAGGAGTATAGTTATGGGGTTTTTTAGTGATGTTGTTTCTTGGGTTGGCGAGACTTTCGGAATTAAAGAACTGGATTGGGAAGGACAAAAAGAAGAGGCTATAGAGTTGGCTAAAGAAGAATATCAAAAAGAAAGAGCTCGCTTAACAGCAGACCTCCAATCTGCTAGTTCTAAAGCAAGAATAAGAGCAGAGAGAGATCTCGCTATTCTAGATAAAGCACACAATAAGAAACTCCGTACTATGGTAACAGAGAGAGACCTTAAAACCTCACAAATGGATGCTGAATTTAAAGCAAAACAAAAGGATCTAGCTTCTCAAGCGGATCTAGCTTCTCAAGCGAAAGTTGGAGACAAGGATTTTGACCGCAAAAAAATGTTAGGATTACGAGATCGAGCTATAAGAATGCCAACTGTTGGACCAAGACCGGGCCAAGGCACAGTAATTCCACGACCCAGTAGTACTTCTCCAAGATCTGGACAGGATATGGGAAGAAGACCGAGGTAATATAAAGGAGTTTAATTATGAGTTTTGGAGGAGGACCAACTATAGGTGGTGGTATGTCCGCAAGCGATCGAAAAGATTTACTATCCTATGAAAATACCTTAGCAGAAGAACGTGATATGAAAGCTAGAGAATTCCAAATGGAATCAGAACGCCGCCGTGAGTCTCAAGAACGAGAGATTCGAAAGCAAACAGAGCTTACAGAAAAACAACGGATCGCAGAACTTGAAGCAATGGAACAGGCTGGTATTGACGCTGCTCCTTCGGAATACGATGCCAATTTATTAGATCTAGAAAATCGAACATCATCTATGTGGGCAAGTCTAGGTCAGGGTACTAGTCCCGATCCAGTGCCTGACCCAACCACAGATAGGCCTAAGTAATAAATTATGTCAACTAATGCAGACAGATTCCGAATACTGGATTCTTTAAGGACTAGTAAACTAGAGAGATCTAGATTTTGCTCAAGCCTTACGATTCCTTCGGTTCTTCCACCGGAAGGTTGGAATGAACAATCCCAATTACCGCAGCCCTATAGTTCTATTTCGGCCCGTGGAGTAACTTCCATGGCTTCTCGAATGTTGTCTGCATTATTGCCTTTGAATGATGCTCCCTTCTTTAGGTTTGAGTTATCATCCGGCATACAACCAGAGATAGAAATAGACTCGTATCTTAGTAATCTTTCTTATCAAGTATATAATAAGATCTCTAGTGGTAATCTAAGGGAATCTATATATCAAATACTTCAGCATCTTATTGTTGTTGGGGATGTGATGGTGATCTTAGAGGACGATATGAATATTCGCTTGATCCGTATTGATAGGTTCGTGGTCCGAAGAAGTGTGAACGGAGATATCAATGAAATCATCTATAAAGAATACGAAACCGTAGACGATGATCAGAATGATCAGGATATTCTTTTCTCTTCATCTCTTGATGCCGATAGTAAACAAGGCTACAAGCCGCTGTATACACGGCTCACAAGGGATGAGGAAGATGTGTGGAAATCAGTAACTGAAGATACCGAGGGAGATGTCACGAACTCTGGTGAGTTTACTGTACCGAACTTTATTGTCCTTCGATGGGCCAGTATTGCTGGAGAGAACTATGGTCGAAGCCACTGCGAAGATATGATAGGTGATATTAAAGCCCTTGAGGGTTTCACGGAAGGTTTAATCAACGGCATTACTGCCTCGTCTATTTTCTGGATGGCCGTAGACCCAACGGGTATGGCTGAAGTAGATGATATTAACGGCACTCCAACAGGTGGTTGGGTCAGTGCTAGACCAAACGAGGTACATGTTGTTTCTCCAGCAACTACTATGAATCCCCAGATCAATCATACCCAGAATGGTGTGAATCTTCTTAGGCAGGAAATTGGTAGAGCCTTCTTGCTTGACTCTGCCAGTATTCCCCAAGGAGAACGAGTGACGGCGACGGCTGTCCGTATGATTGGTCAAGAACTTGAGCATGTTCTCGGCGGTGCTTTCTCAGCAATCGCTAGAGATCTTATGCGACCATTGGTTGCTCGTGTTGTATTCCTTATGACTACCAATGGAGAGGTAGATGAACGGCTCGAAGAAATGTTTTCTAAAGAAGGCTTATTAAATGTTGATATTATAACAGGTCTCCAAGCACTTAGTAGAGATTCTGATCTTCATAAACTTATGCAAATGGGTGAGATGATACGAAACCTTCCTGAAGCAGCAGCCATGATGTTCCGATGGGATCAGTATGGTAAGGCTCTGATTACTTCATTGGGCTTTAATTCTGAACTCTGGATTAAGTCAGAAGAACAAGTACGGGAAGAACAAATGAAGCTCGCCCAAGCTCAAGGGCAAGTACAAAGTGCTCAGCAAAATGAGCTTATGATAAATCAAGCTGTAACCGGGGCTGTGGCTCAAGCAGCACAACAGGATATTTCTGAAACTGGTGGAGCAGGAATCCAACAAGTTATGCAACAAATGCAAGGAGTACAGTAAATGACAACCGATCCTCAGGCTTTAAACTTAACAGCGTCTACTACTACGTATAATGGAAAGAAAGTCGTAGTTAGTAATCAAAGTGCAGTACTTTCTTTATCTGCCAATGCATTAGTTACAGCTGCGGTTTCTTCGCAGTTAGTTCCTATTACTTTAGCTGGAGTTAATATCTCTGATGCTTATACTAATGGAGCTGCTGCGGTTGCTGCTACTACTACACTTACATTTGATGATGATATTGAAACCACAAGTTTGTCAACTGACCCCTATGTACAATTTACTGATGCTGGAGGACAGACAAGGACTTACTTTGGAGTGAGTACACTTGGAGTCTCCGGCTCAGCTACCTTTACATTTGATAAGGCTGCTGTTCTGGATTCTACTATTACACTTATTTCCTATATGGACGGTGTAACTACTACGGTAATCTTCAAGGCTGCTGCTAGGGGGACAACGAATGGTTCCAAATCAGGTGAGTATACTTTGTTTGCCATAGACGATGCCACTTCAACTGGTGAGCCTGCCTCTGCTATCGATTCTGCCGCAAACTTAGTGGCTGCTATTAATTCAGCTAATGGTTTGCCGGACCTAGAAGCTTATGCTAATCGGGTATCAGATACTGACGAAACAACGGCCAATGGTAAGGTTTATTTAAAGGGACGGGATGCTGATGACGGTACTAATACGGCAATTACACTTTCAGTAGCTACTGCTGCTACAGGTACTGTAACTATTACAGACTTCACCAAACTAAATACTGGAGATAAGATAAACCTGATTGCTACAGACACCACTAACTATGATTTTGTTAATGGCGATCAAAGTTCGGTGGCGGGAACGTGGGAATCCACAAGCTCCAACGCTGTCACAGCTACTAATTTGATGAACGTCATTAATACTTCATCGGGTCCATCGGGAACAAGGTTCACTGCTTCTGCTGCGGTATCAGAAGTACAAGCGGTAGGAACAGTAACTATTACAGCCTTTACCGAACTCAATGCGGGTGATAAGGTAAACCTAATTGCTACTGATGGCACTAACTACGATTTTGTTAATGGTGATCAAAGTTCAGTCGCCGGTACATGGGAATCCACAACATCTAATGATGCCACAGCTACTAATTTAATGAATGTTATCAACACCTCATCAGGTCCAGCTGGAACTAGATTTACTGCTACGGTAGATGGGGCTGTGGTAACTGTTACTCAGGCTACGTCTGGTGCAGATGGTAATACTACAGTTACTCTAACAGACAGCGGAACTGCTGGCATGACCAAGGCAAATTTCACTGGTGGCGTAGACACAGGGGTAGTAACTATTACTCAGGCCACGGTTGGTGCAGCTGGTAATACCACAATTACTCTAACAGACCCGCTTGATGGGATGTCAAAAACAGATTTCACTGGTGGTGGTGCCTTTACAGATTCTACCAGTGTTAATCCTCCCGCCGCTTTTACGGGTGGTGTTGATGAGACTGTAGATATTACTAAGAACAAGTGGTCTCGTAAAGGTAGTGCAGAGAATGCTGCTGAATCCCTGAAGGATGCTATTAACGAGACAAGTTCAGGCCATGGTTATACTGATGGCTTGACAGCAACTCGGAGTGGGGCTGTCCTAACGATTACCCAAGATGTTGCAGGAGCTACGGGGAAT